CGCGACAATCCGATCGAAGATGTACAACTTCCTGAACAAGTGCAAGAAGACCGACCGCCGGGGGAACCTGATACCGTTCGCCCCGACCCCGCCATCGGTGAGCGCGGCGATTGACGCTCTGCAGGCGCTGACGCACCTGCCCCAGGCCGCGCACTCGCACCCGCCGGTGTGGCTCGCCGGGTTCGAGAAGAACCGGCCGGAGGCCTCGAAGCTGATCAGCCTGAAGAACGGGCTCTTCCACCTCGAGGACTCGGTGCTCCTGCCGCACACGCTCGGGTTCTTCACGCTGAACAGCCTGCCGTTCGAGTACGACCCGGAGGCCAAGTGCCCGGTGTGGGAGGGATTTCTCGAGCAGCTGTGGGGTTACGACCGCGAGTCGATCGACACGCTGCAGGAGATCTTCGGGTACATACTCTCGGGCGAGACCGACCAGCAGAAGTTCTTTAACATCATCGGACCCCGCCGATCGGGCAAGGGAACAATTAACAAGGTGCTCGTGGACCTGCTCGGTCAGCACAACACGGTCGCGCCGGAACTGGGAGAGCTCTGTGACACGTTCGGACTACAGCCATGGCTTGGCAAGCTACTTGCATCGTTTACGGACGCGCGTGCGCCGGAGAGGAACCGCTCTGCTGTTGTTTCTCAGCTTCTGCGTATTGTTGGTGGTGATACCGTCACTGTGAACCGCAAGAACAAGGAGGCCTGGAACGGGTACCTGCCAACGCGTATCGTGATCTACTCGAACGAGGTCATGCAGCTCACAGAGAACAGCAACGCTCTCACGGGCCGTATGATCGTTCTCAAGATGACGAACTCGTTCTACGGGCGCGAGGACACGCAGCTCTCCGCCAAGCTAAAGGCGGAGCTCTCCGGGATATTTAACTGGAGCATGGTCGGCCTGCGGCGCAGGGCAGAACGTGGTGGCAAGTTCCAGCAGCCCAAGTCAGGTACCGAGCTGCTGAGGGTCATGGAGGAGCTATCCAACCCGCTCGGATCGTTCTTTGATGACGTGCTCGTGCTCGACCCGTTGGGCGAGGTGCCCAAGGACGACCTGTACCACGTCTTCAAGAAGTGGTCAGTCAATAAGGGCATTCACCCGGGCACCGACCTAACGTTCAAGCGCAAGTTCCTGGCGGCGACCGGCGACAAGCCGATACGTGCCGCGGAGGTTCGCGAGGACGGTGGCAGGGTCCAGGTGTACCAGGGCATACGGCTCACACAAAAGGCTCAGACCTACGTGGACAGCCTCAACGATTCACTTATGAGAGAGGACGCGCTGTGATTATTGGGATAGGTTCTGACATTGTCAGCGTAGAGCACATAGCCAACTGCTACAAAAAGCAGTCCTGGGCTTTCGTGCACAGGATCCTGGGCAAGCTCGAGCTGGACTACTTCGCGCAGATCTCCGACAACCGCGCAATGTCGGTGAGCTACCTGGCTCGCCGGTTCGCGGCGAAGGAGGCCGCGCTGAAGGCGCTGGGCACGGGCATCACCCCGGAGATGGACCTGAGAGACGTCCAGATACTGAACGACTTCAAGGGTAAGCCCGAGCTGCGCATAGAAAAGCCTGGCTTGTTTCCAAACCGCGCGCACGTTACAATCACGGACAATCACCGCGACGTTGTCGCGTTCGTCATACTGGAGAAAATATGAACGAAATGCACCCATCTGGCATGACCCAGGAGCGCTGGGACTGGCCATTCAAAACAGCCGAGGAGCGCAAGCTCGTCGTGAAGTACTACAAGAAGCAGGGCAAGGTGGACCCGGTCCAAGAGTACGGGGAGGCGCCGCTATGAGCATCGTAGGACGAATCGGGAAGTGGACATCAAAGGCCGCGATCGAGGAGGCGCTGCAGCACGTGGGCGACGAGGATCCGGTAGTTATTGTCAGCATCAGCAGGTCCGACCAGCAGATGCGCTACTGGACCGCGAACAGCACCAACATGGAGGCTAACTGGATGGTGGACAACATCAAGGACGACGTTATGGGAGGGCGGCTATGAGCAAGGCTAAATACTATGATGATGAGGACGACGACATTCAAGTTTACAAAATATCGGAGCCTAATGTGTCTTACACCGGAAACGGGACCGCAACGACTAAAGGAGAAGAACACATGACAGACGTCGTAAACCACCCACCGCACTACAAGGACGGCGGGATCGAGACCATCGACTACATACGAGCCAAGAACCTTAACTACTACCGCGGAAACGCCATTAAGTACATATCCCGCGCCGGTAAAAAATCAAAGTGCCCAGTTGAGGATCTCAAGAAGGCGGTGTGGTATCTCAACTATGAAATTGAAACTTTGGAGAATGACAAGTGAACCTAGTAGAAAAGCAATACATCGTCACGAACGGCGGCGCTGGTGAGTTCGTCCTCTGGATGTTGCTAGTCATCGTAATCGGAATCTTAATCGGCATGTGGGAGGACAAGAATGGCAGAGGCAGGTAAGGGATCGCGGCACCGTCCGGTGCTGGACCAGGCCACGTTCGACAAGAGCTGGGACCGCATATTCGGCGGCACCAGCTCCCCGTGCGTGGACGTGTGCGACATGGACTACGCGGCAAATATATGCCGCGGCTGTTATCGGACCATGGACGAGATCTCCACGTGGGGATTCTCAAACGAGGACGAAAAGCAGCGCATCCTCAAGAACACAGAGGAGCGCAAACAAAATGCCAAAAGTAACCACGCTTAGCCTTGCGGACCTGCTCAAGGCGCAGACCCAGACCGACGCCGACCTAGCGTTTGCGAAGGTACTGGACCTCATGGAGGAGCACGGGGTCTGCTATTGCCGGTTTACAAAGGAGGACGGGGTCCAGATCATCAGCCCCCGCTACAATCAACGCATATCAGGGGTTATATCGGATGCCTAAGAACTGGGGTTACTATCACGTCGACTGCGGGCACTTCCCATCGCAGATCAAGCTCTGCTTTTCCAACGAGATGTTCCAGAAGGTCCTCGCGGATCACGGCATCGCGGAGAAGGCGACCGCGCTAGACGAGGGGATCGCCGAGACACACTACCTGACCGACGGCAAGCACGCCGTGATCATCATGGCGTTCGATTTGAAGGAGTGCGTGGACGAGGACCCAGCGTTCCTGGCCGGAGTCATAGCGCACGAGGCGACGCACTGTGTGTGCAGGATATTCGAGCACATCGGCGAGGCACCGGACGAGATCGGCGAGGAGTCGCGCGCGTACCTGACCGAGCACATCGTCAAGCAGATCACGACGGGCATCCAAGTGGAGATTGATAAGAATGCTAGAAAAGAGAATCGAGCAGCATCTAGGCAAAAGAGTCAAGGAGCTGGGGGGTCTCAGCCTAAAGTGGATAAGCACGATAACGGGGGTCCCGGATCGGATTGTGTTTCTGAAAAATCAGATCCACCTGGTCGAGCTAAAAACAGAGAAGGGAAAGCTGTCAGCAAGGCAGCACGTCGTGTTCAAAGAATTATCAGATCTAGGCTTTCCGGTAACCGTCTTAAGGTCTAAGGAGGACGTTGATGAGTTCATTCAAGGAAAAAACTTATTGGGCGAACTACTTTTCAACGAAGAAAGGTCATCTAAAGTCTTACAGAAACGCTGCGATGCAGAGGGCTAGATTAAAAAACATACCATTTAATTTAACGATCGAGCACATTGAGTCTATAGCAACGGACGAGTGTCCTATTTTTAAGATGCCTTTTGTTTGGGGGAGGTCCGGCAGGGGCCATGGCAAATCCAGAGGACCTTATGCCCCATCTCTTGACAGAGTAATACCAGAGCTTGGATATGTTGAGGGGAATGTAGTGTTCATCTCTCATTGGGCCAACAAGATAAAACAAGACGTCACCGAAAAAGAACTGTACGCCGTAGCCGACTGGCTACACGACAAACGAAAGGAAGTACTAAATGCTTTCAAGGAACAACCTACACCCGTACCAAGACCGCCTGATACACCTGGCCGGAAGGGTCCCGCACATGGGGCTGTTCATGGAGCCGGGCCTGGGGAAGACTGTGACGGCTCTCACCATTATCAGGCAAACCCCGAACTCGGGTCGGACTTTGGTCATTGCACCTAAGCGAGTCGCTGAGTCAGTCTGGGCCCAGGAGTGCCAGAAGTGGGATCACCTCGAGGACACGCGAGTTATCAAGCTCATGGGGACCCCAAAGGAGCGCCTCAGCGGGCTCTACACGTTCGACGCGGACCTGTACATCATCAACGTCGACAACGTCCCCTGGCTGATTGAGAACTGGATGCCGGGCCTCTTCGAGAACCTGATCGTTGACGAAAGCTCCAGGTTCAAGGACCCCAGCACGAAGAGATTCAAGGCGCTTAAGAAGGTGCTCAAGGACTTCAAGAGACGTCTGATACTGACCGGCACCCCAACGCCCCAGGGTGTGGGCGACCTCTGGGCCCAGGTTGGCATTCTGGACATGGGGGCTCGATTGGGGAAGACACTGACCGCGTTCCGTGACGAGTACATGTACGCAGCGGAAAGGAACCGGCACACGAACGTGGTCTACAAGTGGGCTGTTAAACCCGGCATGGAACGTCAGATCATGGACAGAGTCTCAGACATATGCTTCAGCCTGCGCGCGGAGGACTACCTAACGCTGCCCGCCCTGACGAACTTGTACCATACAATTACGTTATCGTCGGAGGTCATGGCTAAGTACAAACAACTTCGTAGGGAGATGGTGAGTGATATTGATGGAAAAGAGGTCACAGCGGTATCGGCGGCTGCGCTTGCGAACAAGCTGCTTCAATTTACGAGCGGGACAATTTATTCGGAGGAGGGCGATGCTGTTTCACATAGTGAAAAGCTGGAGTACCTTGAGTCGCTGGTCGAGGAGAACCCTCACCCTACTCTTGTCTTTTATCACTACAAGACCGCGCTAGAGAAGATAAAGCAGGCGTTCCCCGAGGCCCAGGTTCTGTCGGACGACAACCTAGACATGTGGCGCGCTGGCAAGATCAAGATCATGCTCGCGCACCCGCAATCTGGTGGCATCGGGCTGAACCTGCAGTGCAACGCGGGGCAGCTGGCCCAGGTTGTGTGGTATGATCTACCGTGGAGCTCGGAGAACTACATCCAGGCCAACGCTAGGGTCTACCGCCAGGGCCAGGAGAAGCCCGTGATCATTCACCACCTGCTAGCTAAGGGTACGATTGATGAGCGGGTTATAAAGGTCCTGGAGGGTAAGATAACCGGCCAGGACGCGGTCATGGAAGAACTAAAAATGGAGGTTTAATTGGACAAAGTAGAACTAACAAACGAGTTAATAAGGATCGCCAAGCCAGCGGGGATAAACATTGTCAAGGCTACATCTCTCGACCAGGAAACGCGCAGCCTGAACCTGGACAGCCTGGACACTTTGATGTTTACGATTTACCTGGCCGACCTGTACGGGATACCGGAGGAGAAGCTCAAGGAGCTCAGCCCGATGCGAGTCACGGAGCCAGACGGATCCCAGCGCCCGAGCATGACACTGAAGATGATCTTCGACTTTGTCGACAAGCACAAGACCAAGGAACCAGAGAACCTAGCGGAGGCAGTCAAAAACCTAAAATGAGAATCTACCTGACCAAGTACGAGACCATGAGCACGGAGGAGACCCATGTGATCTCAGACGCCGTGTTCCCCCAACGAGTGCACTGGTTCCCCGAGACCTATGAAAAGACCAAGACGGGCATGTTCCAGGCGCCCAAGAGGGTTGTCGACCGCTTGATTACCCCGAGCATCATAGAGCACGTCTGCAAGAACAAGGCGCCTGGCAAGGTGGGGTTCATACTTGCTGGTGGGTCTCAGGTGTGGGGGACCGGAGGCGTTCCGCTGTACGATAAGTGCCTCACCAACTCTCTTGCGTACTCGTACAAGGTCGAGGTGCTAAACGTCACCAACATATTTGGGGCCAGGGTAGCGTCGCAGCTAAGCGCCAACGACTACGTGGCGACCGATGCCAGCACCTGCGCGTCAAGCCTAAAAGTTATGATGGACGTGAGGCACCTCATACGCGACTACGACTTCGACCGAGTGTACGTGCTCGGGATAGAGGACTCGATATGCAACACGGTGCTTAACTTCTTTGGCTCGGCGAAGGCCAACATCTGCCTGGACGATTACGAAAAGGGTGCTCGGCCCTCTGCGTTTGATTCCAGCAACGGAGGGTTCTATCTTGGCCAGGGTGGCGTTCTAGCCGTGTTCGAGTCGGAGAGGTCAGTGGCCGCTTGCGACTCCCCGGTCCGTGCTGAGCTGCTTGGCGCTTACACAGCTGCCGAGGATAACACTAACCCGCTGGGCCAGCGCGCAGACGGAAAGGGCTACAAGCGAGCCATAGAGGGCGCGACAAAAGGGTTTGACCACGGAGAGATCAAGATAATTAAGACGCACGGCACCGGCACGTTAATTAACAATTTGTCGGAGCGTTCAGCGATCGAGCACTACTTTGATGATTTTGTGGCCACGTCGTACAAGCAAAGGATTGGCCACACCGTGGGGGCCAGTGGTTTGCTGGAGACCTGCTTGCTGTTAAACGATATAAAAAATGACGTTATCCCTGAAATTATAAATAGGACCGAGTATGATAATAAGTTCACGTCTTTCCCACAAAAGCCACCCAAAGGTCTCATGCTCTCCCTTGCGGCGGGGATGGGGAATACCTATTCCGCAGCGTTATTTAGCCCTACATGAAATTTTAACGCACAAGAAAAAGTGCTGCGCCGCCCCTCGTCTGTCGGACGAGGAGCCGGACCTGATGGAGCAGGAAGACGTTGAGGGCATCCAGAGCCAGGAGTCGGATGGGTGGCTGCCATGGACTAACGAGGACATGATAGACATCAAGCGAGTCATGGAAACAAAGATGCCGGTTAAGCAGAGAGAAATACTTGAGGCATTTTTGATGGGCAACAACGCCGCTGACATTGATGTAACCGAAAAGTATTGGCGGTATCACCTAAAGAGAGCGTTTAATCTTATTAAGATGGAGCTTGGCGCACAATGAAGCACTACGATAAACTACAACAACTTGAGAACATCAGCATAGACTTGGAGGTATTCGCCAGCGCCGTTCGCGTGATGTCGTTTGGTGCGCCAGAGGCTAACAAGCGAGACTCGGACAACATGATGCACCACATCTCCTCCGAGCTCGACAAGATAAACGACAGACTACTTGAAGTGTTTGATAATTTATTCCAAGCGATTAAAGAGGAGGGTTTAAGTGAGACCAGTAAAAAGACCAAGCGAAACAAGGTTTGAGCTTGAGGACGCGATCATGCGCCTGTGGAGCTCTGACCAGGACGTGGAGACTGTGTTCAAGTACTACTACGACCGCCAGGGAGAGGTTGACGTTGAGGAGATGGCTAACGCTCTGCTGGGCATAAAGCAACTGATCCACATGCGCGGGGAGCTCGCGTTTGAGATATTTGAAAAATTGGTAAAGGAGAAACAACTATGAACCGCGAGATGAGAAGGCTGCTGGCAAAGCAGATGAAGCCCATGAAGGACCCCATCAAGGAGGCCCAGCGTGTCGAACGAGCCTCTGCCATGACCAAGGTCCTGGTCAACCAGGCCCTGGGCACCGTCAAGGCGGCCAATACACCGCCGGACACCAGCAAGAAATCCAGGAAAACCAATAAATTTTTCAGGGCCATAATGGGTTGGCTTTTGCATAAGTAGAAGTAGGGCACGTCGGGAGACGCCCCTTTTTACACAACACAGAAAGGGAGAGCATGGAAGGCTTTAAGAAATTACCAAAGATGTCTAACGGCAGGCAACCCCCAAAGCCGCCAGGGCAAATTATGCCGGCTCCCGTTCGCCCGTTTAACCCGATGAGCCCACCTAAAAAAGAGGGTGTACGCGGGTCAGGCAAGACGCTATCAGAGCTCATGGGCATGGACAAAAAGAAAGAGGGAGGCTCCGCGAAGCCCGGCCTCTATGCCAACATCGCGGCTAAGCGTGAGCGGATTGAAAAAGGATCCGGCGAGAAGATGCGCCAGCCTGGGCAAAAGGGAGCCCCCACCGCGAAGGCATTCAAAGAGTCTGCGAAGACCGCTAAAAAGTAATGGCCGCAAAACAAAAGTACACGTTCACGCCCGATATGTGCGACAAGCTCATCGAGATGGGCAAGCAGGGCGCATCCCAGAAGATGATGTGGTCCGAGCTGGGCATATCCAAGGACGTCGCCGATAACTGGAAGAAGAAGTACCCAGAGTTTTCGGACGCTCTTGGCGTGGCCCTGGTCCACTCCCAGGCGTACTGGGAGCGTGAGCTGCTGGCCAACATAGGGAACCGAGCGTTTAACTCCAGGATCGCGGAGATAGCTCTCCGGGGCCAGTTCCCCACGGACTACAAGGAGACCAGGGAGCAAAAGATTGACGTCAAGGCAGACGTGGTCGTGGACTTCACCGGGGCCGTCAACGACCTGATCTCCAAATTAAAGGAAGCTAAAGAATAGACTTACGTAATTAAAGAATACCTTAGTAGGTTAGTCAACTATTAAACGGGACAGCCCAAAAAGCTGTCCCGTTTTGCATTAGTAGTAATACAACTTAACCGTCAAACAGGAAAACAGACATGACCGCTCACGCCGTTTTATCCGCCTCCGCGTCCAAGCGCTGGCTAACATGCACACCCTCGGCCCGTCTCGAGGCCACCCTTCCCGAGTTAAAAAGATCCTCTGGCAGCTTTGATTACAGCCAGGAGGGCACCATGGCGCACTCCCTGGCCGAGGCTAAGCTGCGGCACCACTACGGCCAGATTAGCCATGAGGAGATGAGCCGTGAAACTGAGATCATCAAAGCAACCCCCTACTACAATAAGGAGTTTGAAGAGTATGTGGACAACTACGTTTTATATGTACGCAGTCAGATTGGTGACGGCGATCGGCCGTTATTTGAGCAACGCGTGGATTATTCTGACTGGGCTCCTGACGGATTTGGTACTGCTGATGTCGTGGTACTGTCGCAGCACAAGGTTAGAGTCATCGACCTTAAGTTCGGCAAAGGCATCCCCGTCGAAGCCAAGGACAACTCGCAGCTCAGGCTCTACGCGCTCGGCGCCTGGAGCAAGTTCAAAGACGAGTACCCGGAAATCAAAGACGTCGAGTACACCATCGTCCAGCCAAGGCTCGACAGCATCACAACCGACGGCACCTCGATCGCGAGGCTCGTCGACTGGGCGAACTACTTCGTCAAGCCAAAAGCCAAAAAGGCCTGGGCGGGCTCGGGCGAGTTCGTAGCAGGGGATCACTGCCAGTTCTGCCGGGCAAAGGCCGTGTGCCGAGCCAGGTCAGACTTTGTGAACGAGATCGCGTCCCTGGAGTTCAGGGAGCCGGCGCTCCTGAGCGACGAAGAGATCGAGGTGGCATTTTCCCGATCGGGTCAGTTAAGGTCCTACGTGTCTGATTTGGAGGATTACTTTACCGATCGGGCAATAAACCAGGGTGTTACCCCTCGGGGATACAAGCTTGTGCCCACAAAGACACACCGCCGGATCAGCGACGAGCCATTGGTCGCCAAGATATTGCTTGACAAAGGCTACAAAGAGGAGGAGATTATGGAACCCGCCTCTCTAAAATCAATAGCAAAATTAGAGAAGCTGGGCAAGAAGGGCTACATGTCGGATCTTCTATCGGCGTTTGTTGTTAAGCCGGAGGGGACCCCCAAGCTGGTCAAGGACGAGAACAACGCCGCGGAGGATTTTAAGTGAGCAGACGACAACAGATAGCGGACAACTACGTGGGTGGAGATGAGTTCCTATTCATGGACCCCGAGTACTTTGACGAGGCCATCATAGGGGTAGCGTCCAACTCGGTTGGCATGTCGGCCGTAGCGTACAGCGAGCCAAAGGTGATTGATCTCTTAATCAAGCACGATAGGATGACCCCGGACGAGGCGATGGAGCACTACCAGTTCAACATCCTTGGCGCTTACTTGGGAGAGAACACCCCTGTGTTCATTGACGACAGTGTGCTAGAATGAGCCCTCACATCTTCTTGAGCCTGGTTGGTTTGATGTACATACTCACCACGCTCTCGTACTTTAAGGTGCGTCGGATTGGTATGATGGTGGCCTTTATAGGTTACACTATCGGACAGATCGGGCTTATAATTGACTCGTTTGAGGTCGGTGATAAGTCAGAGTAGTAACCGGGACAGGCCCACCGGATCTCAGGGCCATGACGTTAAACAAGGAGCCTAGTATGGCAAAGTCAGTAAAAGTGGTAACAAATAAAGTTCGTTTTTCGTACGCGCACGTGTTCGAGCCCCAGGCAGCGCAAGAGGGTGGCAATCCAAAGTACTCCCTGTCGATCATCATTCCCAAGTCAGACAAGGACACAATCGATCGCATCAACAAAGCTATCGAGCAGGTCAAGGAAGACAACAAGTCCGTATGGGGTGGCAGCATTCCCAAGGGACTCAAGGGGGGACTGCGTGATGGTGACGCCGAAAAGGATGATCCTGCGTACGCAAACTCTTTCTTTATCAACGCCAACAGCCAACAAAAGCCGGGCGTGGTTGACGCGGACCTGAACCCAATCCTGGACAGGGCTGAGTTCTACTCTGGTTGCTACGGTCGTGTATCCATCAGCTTTTTTGCTTACAATAGCAACGGGTCAAAGGGCGTTGGTTGTGGTTTGAACAACATTCAAAAGACAGATGACGGTGAGAAACTTGGCGGCGGATCTTCAGCGGCCGATGACTTTGCCAATTAACAAGGAGACAAGCATGTCAAAAGCAGTTAGTTTAGATTTCTCAAAGTTCTTTCCAACCGACCAGTCGTTTGTCGCTGTGAAAGCCCGCGCGTCACAGGGTGATGATTTTTATGTTAACCTGGCTTTTGGTGATGGCGAGAACAAGGTAACCTACTACGCGAGCGAGCACAACGCGAAGGAGGTTATGAAGCAGATGCAGTTCATGCTCGAGGGTTTGGAGAAGAGCATGGAGTTCTTGCAAAAGGCAATCACTCTGCCGGTGTCGCCAGAAGAGATCAGCCCCGTATTCAAGTGGTTCGATAACGCCCAGGCCGCAGTAGCTAAGGCCCCGGTTATGAAGGCCACAAAGAAAAAGAAGAGCGCAGTAAAGTAAGTTGTTTTGCACCGGCTGCCGGCAGAGTACCGCCGGCAGTTTTTCCCTAACACACCAAGAAAAGAACCATGGATCAATACCAAGAATACATTGCAGCCAGCCGTTACGCCCGATTCATTGACGACAAGGGCCGCCGCGAGCAGTGGGGCGAGACCGTAGCGCGGTACGTTGACTACGTCTTCTCACGCACCCCGGCGATTAAGGACAACACAGAACTCAAGGATCGCATCTACAAGGCAATCTACGACATGAAGGTCATGCCCTCGATGCGCGCCATGATGACAGCCGGAAGGAGCGCAGACCGTGACAACACCTGTATCTACAATTGTTCGTATCTCCCCGTCGACGACCCGAAGTCTTTCGATGAAGCTATGTTCATCCTGCTCTGCGGTACTGGCGTCGGGTTCAGCGTTGAATCTAAATACACTTCTCAGCTGCCCGACGTGCCGGAAAAGCTTTTTGAAAGCGAACATGTTATCGCTGTCCACGACTCAAAAGAAGGGTGGGCAAAAGCCCTCCGGCTCCTTATCGCGCATCTATACGCTGGCGAAGTACCTAAGTGGGACGTCAGCAAGATCCGACCAGCTGGCGCCAGACTCAAAACCTTCGGGGGCAGAGCTAGCGGACCGGGACCCCTCGTGGACCTATTCTCGTTCGCGGTTAACACCTTCAAGAACGCCCAGGGACGAAAGCTAAACACCCTGGAGTGCCATGATCTGATGTGCAAAATTGGCGAGGTTGTGGTTGTGGGCGGCGTTCGCCGCTCGGCCATGATCTCTTTGTCCGACCTGGACGACGAAAGGATTCGACATGCGAAATCTGGACCTTGGTGGGAAACTGCACCGCACCGTGCTCTCGCTAACAACTCGGCTGTCTATGGAGAGACACCAACAGTTGGTAAGTTTATGGAAGAATGGCTTAGTCTTTATAATTCTCATTCTGGGGAGCGCGGCATATTTAATCGCGAAGCCGCTAAGAAAACTGTTGCCAAGTATAGCCATCGCGATCCTAATTTTGATTTCGGTACAAATCCTTGCTCCGAAATTATTCTGCGACCCTACCAGTTTTGTAACCTTACCGAGGTGGTGGTAAGACATGACGATACGCTGGAGACTCTTAAGGATAAGGTTGAGGTGGCGACGATACTGGGAACAATTCAGTCCACCTTTACAAAGTTTCCGTATCTGCGAAAGGTGTGGCAGCGCAACACCGAGGAGGAGAGATTGCTCGGAGTGTCGCTAACGGGTATCTTCGACAATGACATGATGGTTTTGGGACTGAAAGACGTTCTTGACACGCTTCGCGAACACACTAGAAAGGTAAATCATGAGTATTCGGAAAAACTTGGCATTGAGAAATCAGCTGCAATCACTTGCGTCAAGCCGTCAGGTACGGTCTCGCAGCTTGTTGATTCCGCTTCAGGGATACACCCTCGGCACTCCAGGTTCTACATCAGACGAGTCCGGGGAGATATTAAAGATCCACTATCATCCTTCCTTATCCAGCAGGGAGTTCCGTCGGAGGCTTGCGTCTACAAACCGACGCAAACCGTAGTCTTCAGCTTCCCGCAGAAGGCCCCCGCCGGGTTGGTGCGGGACGATGTGAGCCCGATTAAACACCTGGAAACCTGGCTCGCGTATCAGCGCCACTGGTGCGAGCACAAACCATCTGTTACAATCTCGGTGGAAGAGAAAGATTGGCCCTCGGTTGGCGCGTGGGTGTGGGATCACTTCGACGAGATCTCTGGTGTAAGCTTCTTGCCTTATGATGGTGGCACGTACCGCCAGGCGCCGTATGAGGAGTGCACGGAGGAGCAGTACAACGAGCTGAAGGCTCGTGTTCCAAAGATTGATTGGAGTTTGTTTCAGGAGCAGACAGATAACGTGGAGGGCGCACAGATGTTAGCCTGTGTGGCCGGAGCGTGTGAAATTTAAGTAGTGGTTGTTCCTTGGTGTAGTGCTTGGGGGTGCTAGGCAGGCCTCGAGAGGATGTGGCAAGCGGCGTATTTTCCTGCCTTCATAACCGCGTGCAGTAGCCACAAAATCTGGCCCCCTTTTTTATAATTTCAACCGCCGATGCGTCGGCCCGCCCTAGGAGCGTTTATGACAGTCCAAGAAGTTCTCGCATTACTTACACAAGAAAAATCTAACGCGTTCAAGAATAACGCGCCACCGCCGTTCCTACACGGCATCGAGCACGCCATTGCAGTGATCCGGATCAAGCTGCGCGAGGAGACACAAGATGGCCGTTAGCATTGACTTTGAGACCCGCAGCCGGGTCGACCTGCCAAAGCTTGGCCTTGACAAGTACTCCAGGGACCCGAGCACCGAGGTGATCTGCATGGCCTACTCGTTCGGTGGGTACGAGCCTGAGATTTGGATCCCGAGCGAGGCCCCCGCGCCAGCTTGGCTACTTGACGAGACGACATCATTCGCAGCATGGAACGCCGCGTTCGAGGTGAACATTCTCCGTCACGTGCTGAAGATCCCCGTTCGCTGGGAGCAGTTCACGGACTCCATGGCCGTGGCCGCGTCCAATAACCTGCCGCAGTCCCTCGCGGAAGCTGCGATCGCTCTGAAGCTTGAGCAGCAAAAAGACGCGCTTGGTGATCGTCTGATACAGAAACTATCGAAGCCGCAGCGCAACGGTGAGTTCTGCTACGACCCCACTCTGCTGTCGCAGATGTACGAGTACTGCTT